GGTGGTTCAACCATATCATCAGTGATGATTCTACCACCCATCAGGCGCTTATGTAAGCATGTTTTACTCATTTGTAGCAACGATGCCGCCTCTATTAACGTGTAACCTTGCCCAACTGGGGCTAACCTAGCGTCAGATGTCTGATTAACGAAATATCTAGACTGAATTCTTTCTAACATTTGTACGTACTCCCTTGACAGTGTTTTATTTAAGGCTAAAATGGCTCTGTAAAGCCGTTTCAGCCCTTTTCAGTAATTACTATTAGTAATGCTATGTGACTCTTTAAAGTCTCTATAGAGTGCTATTTCCGCGCTTTAATCGCTATATCTATAAAGAACTCTAAAGTGTCTAAAGCGTCTTGGTCATCGCCATCAGGCAACCACGAAGTTTTAGAAAGCCATTCTACCTTGTCTGCTAACGATTGAACAGAATCCAAGAACTCGTTTCTGCCCTCTTCGTCTGACAGCAAATGCTCGTCACCATGAATGTTATCGAATCTACCACTACCGTTTAAAATGCTCATTTCTCTCTCTCTATTGTTGATTAAAAATCTGAAGACCCAGATGAGGGTGTACGCAATTACGCAATATCTGTGCAGGACAATGATTGCCCTTGTAGTAGATATTTTCATCGTAATGGATGCCCAACCATTCCATCAGTGCTTTTTTACCCGCTAGATTAGCTAAGTTAATAAAATTCGCAGGGCGTTTAACATCTTCTGCCTGAAAATCAAAATTAGACCAAAAACAATGCCTGCCTACTGTCACCGTTGGAGGTACTAAAAAATCATAAAATGGCTTTACATTCTCCACTACCCAGTTGCCTTTGTAAAAGTGCTGTAGGAACAATATCTCTTGATACAGCCCCATATCTGGATAATTGCGGTTTTTATGGCGTGTAGCCTTCGCCATACGCGAATGAGTTGGGCATGGTGGAGAAGACCAGATAAAATCAAAGTCTCTAAAATTCTCTCTTAAATACTCGTGAGCATCGCCAACAATAACCTCATCGTCTGGGTGCAGTCTCTGATAAACCTCTGCAATTTTCTCATGGCTCTCTACCGCCACAACTTCGCAGCCTTCCCAAAGCTTACGATTCCCTCCTAGACCTGCGTACAAATTCAATACTCTCATGGCTCTTTTCTCTCTATTGGTTAAAAAATACATGCTATCACTTTGTCAACAGTGTACGCAACCATTAAAAACAAAATAACCCTCTCTCCTATACTACCCGTAGCTAATTGGCCGCCATACCATCAACTTATTGGGGATAGTTTATAACAATAGCCATAGAAGCTCCAGGATCGTCATATAAGGGCGTTTATCGTTAATTATGGGCTAGGGTACTGGTTAGCAATAAAGGCGCTTAAAACGGCTTATATTATATGATAGGCATAAAAAAACCGCCCGAAGGCGGCAAAGGATTGCAGGGGAATTTTAGGTGTTGCGCTCAATAGCGGGGTAGTCTTTACGCAATCGCGACCAATGATCTGACAGTGTTGGCCGCCTGTGATTCAATGCGCGGCCTGTGTTAATAACTCTTAGCGCCTTCGATTCTGGCATGCCGTGATATTCTGCGAAGCGCGACACAGTCAAAAAGTCATTAAACCAATCTAAATATAAACCTTCGATTTTTTCTCTTCTAGTCATGCTACCGCCTCCGCTTGTATTTCATAAAGTGCCTGAACTGCCGCGTTTTGAATTGTCACCTCCGCCACTATACTGGCATGATGCGCAAACGAGTCGAACCGTTCACAACCACTATCGTCTAGCATTGCCTCCGCATCAGCCGTACAACAATTAGCGCATAGCATTATAGCTTTATAGGTATAGATAGCGTGTTCACTACCTGCCGCTGATTGGTCTATAAATTCATATAGATCGCCACCGTGCTTATCAACTTCCTTGATAGCTTCCTGCGCTATATCCATAGCCAATTGCTTTAACTCGTAATCGTTTTTGATGTATTCCATTGTTATGCTCCGTATCTGTAGATAAATGATTCGTGAATGACTACCCAACTAGCTATAACTATAATGGCTAAGAACGTACAGCATAGGATAGTGGTGATTATTTCGTCTCGCTTTGCTTTTTGTCGCTTTAACTTGTATGCATTGTTCATTTTATAGCCCTCAATAGTTGGTTTAACAATAACCACCGTTGCCAGTGGTTACTATAAGCCTACTAATCGTTAACATACCGCAGTTCAACGCAAGCGTTACATATAAGGTGATTAACGTCCTTAGAAACAAAAAACTCTTCAGTGTCTTCTTTATTCCAACGCTTAAAATCTTTATCATTATGACGATCCGCATCAGCCCTAAATTTTCTTATAGATTCTTCTTTAGACGATTGATAGTTGTTTAAAGCTTGCCTAACTATGTCTAATTGTTCTAACGTTAATTCAATTGTTTTGGTAGCATTCATAGTGTAACTCCTAAGTGATAATGATTCTCATTTGCATTGGGGCGTATCCCCTTTGCTTCTTGCGTCTATTGTAGCAATGTCAACAAAGGATGCAAAGAACTTATTAGCATAAGCATATAACCATTAGTGCTATAGGATTACAGTCTATATATAAAGAGCGGGCGCGCAAATAGCATAAACCAACAAAGAACACTAATAACTTATTAGCATAAGCAGGCTGCAACATATAACCATATAAACATGTACCGCTGTAGGCCAGTACTGGTGCGGGCTGTAGCGATTACCGCGTTTAGCCTTGAATTGATACCAATGCATAGCCGTATCTGTAACGCGCTTAGACGGCATTATATGAGCTTGTATAGCTATATAACCTATAGTTATAGTCAGCCTGGGTACTATCACTGAGATGAATGGCGATAGTGCTTGACAGTCTGTAAAGCTATGTGCTTGTTGGTCTAGGTTGGTCTGTATAGTACCAACACAGACACTCTCACTTGTCAATCACCATAGACTATAGTGACTATTCAGTTGAGTGATGGCTGCAAAGCTTGACAGGCTGTATAGCTGTATGCTAGAGATTCTGTAGGGACGGGGGAGGGGCTGGAGCTGCGGAGATTGTTACTGTACCCGCCTAGATACAAAAAAGGGTCAATATAGACTATAACATCAACCAGGCTAATAGCAATAGACTATAGAGCTATGCTGTTGATAACTAAGGAGAATGGTGGAGCGACTGCGGAGACTGAAGGACTGCTGAAATCCGCTAGAGAAAGGACAAGGCTGTGTAGTCTGAACAGGGCAACCAGAGGTAATTAACAACTAACTAAAGATAATGCTTGACTTTTGCTTAGAAATGTGCTAGTATAGACTATATAGTTTAAACAGCCCGCTTTTCAACCTTTTCCAATGCTTCAACCTTTTCAGTAATTACTAACAGTTATCACTTGATGTTTGTTGTTTCAGGTGGAAAAGAGCTGAAACAGTGGAAACGAAGCGGTACAGACTATATAGCTAAGAATCTCTAAAGAGGTAATTCTGTGAGTGTTCCAACAAAGAAAGGCAGACCTAAAAAGACTGCTGTAGCAAGTGTTACTAAAGGGCAGCGCAAGAGCGTTGGTAGACCCAAGGGTGATGCTTCCATCATTAACGACTACAAGGCCAGGATGTTAGCATCTCCTAAGAGTAGGAAGGTGTTAGACAGTATTCTCAATGCAGCGTTAGATGATGATCATAAGAACCAAGCAGCGGCTTGGAAGCTGTGTATGGATAGGTTACTACCTGTTAGTTATTTTGAAAAAGACAGAGAATCTGGCGGTAAGAGTGCCATCAACATTTCCATTACTGGAGTTGGTGGCGAGACTACTATAATCTCTGGCAATGAAGAACCCATTGAAGGGGACTACACAGATGCATAACATCAACAATGATTTAGATTACTTCACTAGAGAAGAGTTTGCCTGTCAGTACACAGGCGACAATGAGATCAGTGATGATTTACTATTGAAGTTAGATATGTTAAGAGCAAAGTGTCAGTTCCCCTTCGTTATCACTAGTGGCTTCAGATCAGAAGACCACCCAATCGAACGTAAGAAGGAGAAAGCAGGAACTCATGCCCAAGGAATCGCAGCGGATATTAAAGTTAGCAATGGAATACAGCGGTACAAGATTGTTGAAGAGGCCATTAAAATGGGCTTTACAGGAATTGGAATTGCTAGTAGCTTTGTGCATGTTGACATCCGCAGTATTGACGGTAATGAGTCTCCTGTAATGTGGTGTTACTGATTGAGTGATCTCAAGGTAGAGTTTCTACCGTGGCAGCAAGAAGTCTACTCAGACCCTTCTCGATTTAAAGTCGTAGCAGCAGGTAGACGTACAGGTAAGTCAAGGTTGGCTGCTTGGTCGTTAATACTGTCGTGTCTGTCTGAGAAGAAAGGTCAGGTGTTCTACGTTGCTCCTACACAAGGGCAGGCTAGAGACATTATGTGGAGTATGTTACTTGAGCTAGGGCATGGTGTTATAGCCTCCAGTCATGTTAACAACCTACAAATTAAGTTTGTCAATGGGGCTTTGTTAACCCTCAAGGGAGCTGATAGACCTGAGACTATGCGTGGTGTTAGTCTGAAGTTCCTGGTGATGGATGAGATGGCTGACATGAAGCCAGAGGTGTGGGAGCAAATACTACGCCCTGCTCTTGCGGATCAGAAGGGTCATGCACTGTTCATTGGTACGCCAATGGGACGTAACCACTTCTACGAGTTATACAACTACGCAAAGCTAAGTGAAGATGATGATTGGAATGGTTATCACTTCACAAGCTTTGATAACCCACTCCTAGACCCAGAAGAGATACGGGCTGCTGAGAAATCAATGTCAGCCTTTAGCTTTCGTCAGGAGTTCATGGCCTCGTTTGAAGCTCACGGCAGTGAGTTGTTTAAAGAAGATGATGTTAAGTTTAGCGAGGAAGAACCTAAAGATGGTGATTTTTACATTGCTGTCGATTTGGCAGGATTTGCAGATGTACAGAAAGTTACGACTAAAACCAAAAGACTTGACCAGACGGCAATTGCTGTGGTTAAAGCGGGTGTGGACGGGTGGTGGGTTGCTAATATTATACATGGCCGTTGGGGTGTCGAAGAGACCGCAAGACGCATATTTGAAGCAGTCAAAGACTACAGACCCCTCGCAGTCGGAATTGAAAAAGGAGCCTTAAAGAACGCTGTATCTCCGTACCTCAACGATCAGATGAAGAAGAACCAACGCTTCTTTCGCGTAGAGGAGCTTACGCACGGAAACAAAAAGAAAATAGATCGTGTTGTGTGGGCATTGCAGGGACGCTTTGAGCATGGCAACATCACACTAAACAAGGGCAAGTGGAACACAGAGTTCCTCGATGAGTTATTCCAGTTCCCTAACCCGTTAGTCCACGATGACTTGATAGACTCCTTGGCGTACATAGATCAACTTGCAAAGGTTGCCTACGCTTTCGACTATGAAGAAGAAGACTACGAATTCCTCGACAAATACGCAGGCTACTAACTATGATTGAAGATAAAGAAAACTACGCGAG